ATGGAAAGTGTCTCAAGCTAAAGAGCCACCTATGGTCGAGTATATTTCATTAGCATGAAGAGAAGACATAATAAAAGAAAGTATCGCAGTGGCTTAGAAGAGAAAGTAGCTGAGTTTATTAAGAAGCATGAGTCCTGTGTTAGATACGAAGAGTTCAAGATCAAGTGGACAGATGTACGTTTTAGAGTGTACACTCCTGACTTTGTTTTAGACAATGGCATTATAATTGAAACGAAAGGTCTATTCACTAGTGAAGATAGAAGAAAACATGTAGAGGTAAAAACACAACATCCTGAATTAGATATACGATTTGTCTTTACAAATGAGAGAAGTAAGTTGTATAAAGGTAGTAAGACTACATATGGTGTGTGGTGTGAAAAGAATGATTTTAAATACGCAACTAGGGTCATACCCCTCAATTGGTTAAAGGAGAAAAAATGCAAATAGGATTAGATGACTTTGCTTTAATTCTTTCGTGTCAAGATGACAAAGAAGGTGAGTGGACAGGTGCTGTAGACATACATACTTATTATTCTGTTGACAATAAATACTGCAAGAAAACTCAAGACATGATTGTTAACATGATGTCTTTGATGAGTACTTGTGTAACATTGATGGAGACAGATAAAAAGTTTTTAGAAAAAGTGTACAAAGAAAGAGATAAGATAGACAGAAACAAAGTGTCTGCGGAACTAACAAAACTAGATGTATTAGAAGACAAGGTGAAGAAAGCACCTAAAGTAATATCAAAGAATGGAAATGTAATTAATGTAGATTGGAAAAAAGTATGACTGATATGGTCAATAATCCCCCTCACTATAATAAATATGGTGTTGAGTGTCTTGATGCTATACGGGCGGCTACAGGCGAGGGGTATCAGTACTATCTGCAAGGTAATATTATAAAGTATCTATGGAGATATAGATATAAGAATGGTCAAGAAGATTTAAAAAAGGCAATGTTCTACTTAAACAAAATGATTGAGGAAGTAGATGAGAGTTAAAGTATTTATTGTTCTTGACATTGATGAAGAAGAGAATATACTGCCCATTGACGAGGATGTTGAAGAGGCAGTACAAGAAGTTATTGAGGATCTCATCTTTGATGTAGATGGGATGGAGATTAATAGTATAAAGGTGACACATGACAAACACACTTCCCACTGACTACCAAAATTTTATAGCTGTATCACGCTACGCTAGATGGCTAGATGAAGAAAACAGACGAGAGACTTGGACAGAAACTGTCACAAGATACATTGACTATATAACTAAAGATGACATTATTGATGAGTCTTTAAAACTTGATCTCTGGAACGCTATACACAGTCTAGAAGTTATGCCCTCTATGCGCGCTTTAATGACTGCAGGAGTAGCATTAGACAGAGACAATACTGCTGGCTATAACTGTGCCTATTTGCCAGTGGATGACCCTAAATCCTTTGATGAGACTATGTATATTCTGTTATGTGGTACAGGTGTAGGATTCAGTGTTGAACGTAAGTATGTAGAGAAACTTCCTGACATCCCATCTGAGTTATGTATGTCCGATACAAACATAAAAGTGAAGGATAGCAAGGAAGGATGGGCAAAATCATTCAGAATATTGATCTCTCTGCTCTACGCGGGGGAGATTCCAACGTATGATACATCATCAGTTCGACTAGCGGGTTCACGATTAAAGACATTTGGTGGTAGAGCATCAGGGCCAGGCCCACTTATAGATCTATTTCAATTTACAATCGAAACATTTAAACAGGCGCAAGGTAGAAAGCTTAGTAGCTACGAATGCCATAGTCTAATGTGTAAAGTAGGTGAAGTTGTTGTTATGGGGGGAGTACGCCGCTCTGCTATGATTTCTTTGAGTAATCTAGATGATGATCATATGAGAAGAGCCAAGTCAGGAGAATGGTACAACAGCACTCCGCACATGGCACTAGCTAACAATAGCGTTGCCTATGAATACAAACCTAATATGACTAGCTTCATGCACGAGTGGACATCTTTGGTTGAGTCCAAGTCAGGAGAGCGTGGCATCTTTAATAGAGAAGCAGCTAAAAAACAAGTAGCTAAAAATAATAGAAGAAGTACTGAGCATGAGTTTGGTTGCAACCCTTGCAGTGAGATTCTGTTACGCCCATACCAGTTCTGTAACCTCACAGAGGTTGTAGTTAGAGACAGAGATGATGAAAGAGACTTATTTAGAAAAGTAAGACTTGCTACTATATTAGGCACGATACAGTCTAGGCTAACCAAGTTTCCTTATTTAAGAAAAATATGGCAACACAATACACAGGAAGAAAGACTTCTTGGTGTAAGCCTTACTGGTATTATGGATTCTTCTTTAACTAATGGTAAAAGTAAATTGTCAGAAAGACTTGTTGCTTTAAAACAAATTGCTATTGATACAAATAAAGAATATGCTAAGAAGTTTGGAATTGAAACTAGTGCCGCTATAACTTGTGTAAAGCCTAGTGGTACTGTATCACAGCTATGTGATTCTGCCAGTGGCATTCACGCTAGGCATTCGCAGTACTACATTCGTACTGTACGTGGGGATAACAAAGATCCTCTTACACAGTTTATGAAGGATCAAGGCATTCCTAATGAGCCATGTGTAATGAAGCCAAATGATATAACTGTCTTTAGTTTTCCTACCAAGTCACCAGATCGTTGCATAGATCGTAATAGTATGTCAGCAATCAAACAACTTGAAATATGGTTAGAGTACCAGAGACACTGGTGTGAACATAAACCTAGCTGTACAGTTTCTGTTAGAGATCACGAATGGATGGAAGTAGGAGCATTCGTATATAAACACTTTGATGAAATGTCAGGCGTTTCATTTTTACCCCATGAAGACCATGTTTATCAGCAAGCTCCTTATCAAGAATGTACAAAAGAACAATATAAAGAAGCATTAAAAAAAGCCCCTAATCGAATTGATTGGAGCTTATTAAAAGGCTATGAAATGTTTGATGGAACGTCAGCTAGTCAGGCATTTGCATGTAGTGGAAACTCTTGCGAAATAGTTGATATTGGTGCATAATGCAATTTGATTTATTTAAAGCATTACCAAACAAAGTTAAGGGCGAGGGCAAGAATTGTACATGGTGCAATGACTACTTGCCCTTGGAGGCATTTGATTGGCATAGTGGTTTCAATACGTGGAGAAGACCAGAATGTAAAAAATGCAGATCAAACATGAAAAAAATAAGAGATAAGATAAGAGAGGAAGCTCCACCAGTAGATAGCGAACACGCTTGCCCCATATGCTTACGCACTCTAGAAGATATATCTTTAAAAGAGTCCAATAGGAAAGCAGCATTTTGTTTAGATCACGATCATAAAAAGAAAATGTTCAGAGGGTGGCTCTGTCATAACTGTAATACTAGTTTAGGTTTGTTGGGAGATGATCCTAATAACATTTATAGAGCGTATAAATATTTAAAAGGATTTAAAGATGAAAGCGAATGAAAAAGGATACAAAGATTTTAATCTAGGAAAGATAGTCAATCCTTTCAATGGTAACACCTACAGACACAAAGAGTGGCAAAGAGGGTTTAATAAAGCCTATTTTGAGCAGTTAGAAAAGGTAAAGAGTTATGAGTCTAGAAGAAGAAGCAAAAAAATTCATGGAGCGTAGTTGTAAAGATGCCCCTGATGAGATTAAATTAATCTGTGAAGACTTAGAAAAACTACTTGACAAACTAAAAAAGTTGTTATATAGTAAGTCATAGGTTGGTCGCTCAATAGACTCGCCCCTCGTCACGGTTAGCGAGGGATCTACCTCTGTGGTGGTGTGGTGTGAACTAGGGGGAGCAGTTAATTCTGTTCCCTCTTTTTTATTGTCTACCTTTACGTTCTTCTCTAAATTGTTTTTCTATTATTTTAATTCTACTAAATATTTTATATAACTGTAATGTGTTTAACTCTAATAAATCATCTGTGTTTAGATTACCTTTTAAACCTAAAGCTTCAAGAGCTTTTGCTCTCGTTGAGCCTTTTGTGTCAGCAATCTCCATGATGTATCTAGCTCTTTGTGGCTCTGCACTGTCTCGTCCATATGCACCTGTTAGCATTCTCTTTTTTATCTGTGTTTTAGTTTCAGACAAAATTCCTTTAACTCTTCGCATTTTTTTATCGTAAGGCATTGCTTTGTATCTTTCACTTGTAACAAAAGATTCAAACTTTCTTTCTAGAACAGGAGCTATTAATTCGTTAAATAGGGAAAGACCTTCAGGATAATAAGACTTTAAATCTTGCGCCCAGCCTTTTAAGTTAACATCAGACAATGCTAGTTCTGTATATGTCTTAGGCTCTAAGGTTCGTTCACTAAATACATCAGACGCAGGCGATGTAGGATATACCTTACCTTCACGCGCCATCTCTTTTCTTTCAGGAACTTTACTATCGCCCATAAGAACTTCAAATATGTTATGTAGGTATCTACCTGAATCGTACAATAAAGTATTAGTTTGTTTAGCGTCTTTAGCCTCAGACTCTGTGCCTAAGTAATATCCTGCCAATCTGTTTATAGGATCAACTGGTCTTAAAATACCACTTATACTTCCTGATATTAATGAACCTGGCCCTCTTAGCATTAATTGCCAAGATTTGTCCCAGCTAGTAAAATCACCTTCAAAAATAGCATTGTATATCTCGCCTATCATTGGGCCAATATTACCGTATTTACCTAAGTTTCGTTGTAGTTGCCCAAACAAAAGTTGTTCAGACATAGCCCCTACCAACTCTTTAGGTAGATTCTCTTTACTTTCTTTTACAGTGTTTAACACTCTAGCTGTTAAAGCGTATTGCGATGCAGGAAAATCATATGTAATGTCTACAATACTTCCATTACTTTTTAATTCTTCATTCCATGATAATCCCAATCTCTGTTTTTCTCTGTCTCTTTCTAGCGAAAAGTTGAGTCCTGTGTAAATCATTGCGCCTACTGTAACTTGATCAATCAAGCCAATTGCTGAATCATCTTCTTTATCTGTTGTGCTTAATCCAAGTGGATCAGTAAACATAAGACCAAACCCACCTCCACCTATAAGCCCCTTTGCTGCTCTTCTTTTAGTACCGTATGAGACTGCACCTGTTTTAGCTAGTTCCATTATTGCAGCTATATTGCCCCCACCCATAACATCATAAGTTAAAGCTACAGTATTATTAAAAAATTTACCAAAAGGAAAAGCTGTACCAAGAATGGGTATATTACCAATATCTTCTATAAATCCTGCTAATTGTGTTAGAGGTTTATTGCCACCCTCTTTGCCTATGTATTTGTAACTTTTACTAAATATATCTGACAAAGTTAAATTAGTAGCTTGGATGGTAGCATCAGTAAATTCCTCAGATACAAGCATTTTAGTTAATTCTTTTTGACTTAGTTGAGACATCTTTCTAAAATTCATATCTGAGATGTTCTCTCTAATTGCCATATCTAGATTTCCTAAATAAGCCTGTGACTTCATAAACTTATCTACAGTATCTACTAACATTATTTTTTGAGCTACATTAGCATAACCCTCAACTGTTCTAAACGTAGGATTATTTGGATCTAAATCAAACTTCTTAGCTAATTCTTCTATATCCTTAGTTCCCTCAAGCCCACCTGAAATTGCTCTATCTAGTATTTTTGCAGATCTTTTGTCTATCTTCATTAGATCTTCAAACATTTCTTTTGTTGCATTAGGATCTAAGAAATTACGTAGACGTTCTATTTGATTCTGTCGTATATCGGTTGTTCTTCTAAAGCTTCTTAATGCTCCCTCTCTATCTCCCCTAGCAAGTTTGTACAAAGAATTTGTATACTCAATAGGTATTAAAGATATATCGGCAAAAGCATTTATTGCTGTAGCTGCTTTAAAACCTTTGACGTTAAGAACACTAGTTTGCAAAGCAGATACAACAGTCCTTCTCCAGACGTTTTGCAACCACATAGCATTGTTTTTAAATCCACTTAGATACTTAGAAAAGTTAGTTGAGCCTTTAATTGCTTTTACTTCATCTTGTTCATCAGCTACTGCTCTTAAATAATTAGCATCTCCTTTAGCAACCTTAGATAACCTAGATGCTAAATTAAGAACTTGTCCACCTGCTCTTGCATCTCTAGCAAATAGCCTAGCTAAATCTTCAATTGTATTAACACGTATACCTAAATCTCTAACACTTGGATCTCTTTTAATTTCATCAAATACTCCTACGTCTGTAAGTGCTTTTGTAATTCTATCCTTTGCTTTTTGAGACATGCCACCATTTTCAGCACTTTCAATAAACAGACTTGTAAACTTATCAGTAAAACCTTTAAGTTTTCCAGTAGTGGCATCTAATTGTTCAGGTGTTAATCTAGCTAAAAACCCCTCTTCTTGCATTATCCTTGCAATACCTGATACACCTTTATTACTATCCCCTACTAAAACAGCCTCCCAAAATTGATTGGTAATTGAATTGCCTACCATACCAGGTGCATCTGTTTGACCTCGTAACTTCTGTAGTATTTTGCCACCTTTCAATGTTTTCTCAGCCCATGTTTCCATATCTGTGGCTATTCTATTATCTAAGGCTTCTCTGTCTACAGGAGTCTGAGCATTTGTCTTTCTCCAATCTCTAACAAAATCCCTATTGTAAGATGCTGTTGTTGTTTTTGTTCCTCTGGATATCCTGAACCATTCGACACTACCACCTACAAGACCACTAAGAGAGCTTAGACCCACTTGAAGACCACTAAAATCTTCTTGCGCGTTTGCTTTCATCTTAATATTTTGATAGTGCCAATCTAACGCCCCTGCTGTAAACATATCTACGCCTGTTGCGACTAAGGCTTGTTTCATAGCATAGTTTTTTGTGGCATCTTTCATAGATTGTTTTACATAAATTGGTAAAACGCCTGGTAATGCCTGTCTTTTAAGATTTTGTTTACCTGATTCTTTTAATGCTTGAAATTTACTAGACTTTGCTAATTCTTTCTTTGCCATCTTTTTAGCTGAAGATTTAATGACTTGAGCTGCAGTCTTACCCCCAACTACAGATGCTACTTTACCTAGTCCAACCCCTGCGTATGTAGTTGGACTTTCAAAAGGATTGAATATATTTTTTAAATGCTCAGCTACTCCAAAAACAGCATCTAAAGTTGTTCCTGATGTAAACACACTTGATAAATTATCATACAGCATGTACGCTTTACCTGCATTAGCACGTTTATTATCGTCAGCCTTTGCTATGTAATAGCCCTCATCTAGTATACCTACATCACTTGTTTCAAAGTCACGCATCCTAGTTAAAAACATACCATGTACTTCATCATCTGTATATCTCTCAGCTTGTTTTCCTGATACATCTATAATGTAATCTCGCATGATTTGCATATTCTCTGGACGATAAAGGTCATCTAACTTTAACTTTTCCTCATTATCAGAGAGTATAGGAAATCCATCATACAAATCGTGAAAAGCATTTTTCTTGTCTTCAGGAGATGTATTGTTTTGTACAGCGAGTGTTGCTAATCCTTGTCCAAACATATAATTTTATCCTATTAATTCACTAACAGTTGCTTTGCCAACAGTGCCATCTTCTTTTATAAAAAATATAGGTTTATCATATCTACTATGCACACCAATAACTTTTGCCCACGCTCTAGCTACCGCTTCAGTGGTAAAAGGTGTTCTTTCATTATTTGAAGAAAT